GAGCGTAAAAATATTGTAGAACAAATTAAAAAAGAAGCTCCGGCTCACAGAGGCAAAGAGGTCTTGCTATGTTTCACCTGCGACCCCTATTCCAGTTTTGCCGCAGAAACCGGCATCACGGGCGAGGCAATAGATGCCTTGCACTCGGGCGGAGTGAATGTAACAATTCTCACAAAAGGCGGAATGAGGAGCATCATAGACTTTGATAAACTACAGAAGCAGGACAAATACGGAGCTACACTTACTTTTGCAAACGATGCTGATTCACTCAAATGGGAGCCGGAAGCTGCGCTTCCCGCTGAACGAATTGAAGCTTTAAAAATTGCAAAAGAAAAAGGCATCACCACATGGGCCAGCCTTGAGCCTGTCATTGACCCTGAACAGAGTCTTGAGATTATAGAGCGGACATATAAGTTTGTAGATATCTACAAAGTCGGGAAATGGAATCACGATGTGATGGCGAAAGAAATTGATTGGGTATCCTTCGCAGAGCGAGCCGTTTCTATATTGAAAAAATACAATAAAAAATATATGATTAAGAAAGACTTGGCTGTGTATCTCAAAAAGGAGGGAATATGAAAATAGAAAAATGTATTTGGCCATTTGAAACCCTACAAAAGCAGGGGAAGATAGAAGGGAAAGAAATGGATGAGCATCGGAAGTCCTGCCCTATCTGTAAGGAAGAGGCAAGGAAAAGATTAAAATCTGTTCAACACTCCTACCCGCTTGAAACAGGCTGGGAAGAGCCGAAATGCCCATTTTGTTTTTCTGAAATTATAAAACCTGGCTCTTCATTTCAATATTTTGAAGGGGGGGCCGTCAATGAGGCTGGAGAGCCTGTCCCTGCTGGCAATTACCAGACAGGTTACAAAAATATGACCTGTCCCGGTTGCGGGGCTATTTATTCCTATGACCCCGATTCCGATTCAAGCGAGGACCTTGCAGATGCAGTAGGTCTTTTTTTTAAAAAAGAAGATTATGAATTAACAGACGAAGAAAGGGGAATGATAGATACATTCATCTATCACAATTACGACTATGATGTCCACGCATTTAATAATCTCCTCTCCAGTGATTTTGACATTTTAGAAGATTATGAATTAACAGACGAAAAAAGGGGAATGATAGATACATTCATCTATCACAATTACGACTATGATTCCCACGCATTTAATAATCTCCTCTCTGAGGATAATGGTACCAACAAGCTCGGTCATCTCTGGTTTATTAGAAAAAGAGAAAAAGGGAAAGAACCTCTCAAAGAACCATGGTTGGCAGGAGCAGTGAGGGAAGAAATTAGGCAGGTGATTGAAATACTACGAAAAACAAAAGGAGCTTTTAAGTCTAAACTCGTTGAAGAAGCGAGGGAGAGGCTGATGAAAATAATATAATTTGTAATTCATTTTATGAAGGAGGTTCGCTATAACATGCCCCTGCCCCCCGCAGGGGCTTTTTCTTTTTCTCAATCTTTATAAATCCTGTCTAAAATCCTGTTTTTTTCTGAAAATAGTGTGCATATAGTGCATATAGTGCATATAGTGCATTCCATTTTATTTTTAAAACATCTAAAATCTGCTTATCATGGTAGATATTCCTATTATAGAACCTTCTGAAATCGTTGCAGGCGATACTTTAAAATTTAAAAAGTCCCTCTCTGATTATCCCGCCACCATATGGACTCTCACCTATTATCTCCTCAAATCTGGAACTCAAATCACCTTCAGCGGAACGGCTGACGGCACAGATCATTTCATCAATATTGCCAACACTGTTACCGCACTCTACACCGCAGGCATCTACAAGTGGGAAGCCTACATTTCCAAAACAGGCGAGAGATACAAAATTGCCGAAGGCACAATAACTATCAAAACCAACCTTGCCACACAGACCACAGGCTATGATGCAAGAAGCCATGTTAAAACAGTTTTAGACGCACTTGAATCATTATTGGAAGGCAAGGCATCCCGTGATGTTATGAATATCACAATTGGCGGACAGAGTATTTCAAAGCTCACGCCGGATGAGTTACGCAAGTGGCGAAATGAGTATAGGAGTCAATATCAGGCAGAGATTGAAAAGGAAAATATCAAAAATGGCAAACCTTCAAAACGCAGGATATTAACGAGGTTATGAAAATATTTAAAACAATTTTTAAATCTATTACCCCTTTCATTGTCTTTTTAAAATCTACATTTGATTTGAGAGATTATTTTGTTTTTGGCGGGATTTTATCTATTGCTGCAGGCGTATGGCTGATTTATATGCCTGCTGCGCTGATTGTTTTTGGATGTATGTTTTTTTGGCTCGGTGTTAGGAGAATTAAATAATGGGAATTTTAGCAGCACTTGAAAATCACCCCAGATATTATCATCCGCCGGTTATAAGAAACTCGTATCAAGCGGGGCTTATTGACAGATTGACTGCCTCTTTTTCGTCAGCGAGCCTTTCAGCAGACAGGGAAGTCCTTGCATCGCTAAAAGTTATGAAGGGAAGGTCCCGCAATCTTTCAATGAATAACGTTTATATGCGGAAGTTTCTTGAATCATTGGTAGTTAATATAATCGGACATGAAGGCATAATATTACAGAATCAGGCAAAGGATGAAAATGGAAAATTCGATCAGGATGCAAATAAGCTGATTGAAAATAATTGGCAGGAATACGGCGAAGAAGGGATTTGTGATATTACAGGCGAATTGTCGATGCATGAATTGTTATCGCTCGGACTTAAATCAACGGCAAGAGACGGTAGTGTCTTAATAAAAATTGTGAGGGGATGGAAAGAGAATAAATATCGGTTTGCTTTACAGCTTATAGAATCTGATTTATTGGATGAAAATTATAATAGGGAGCTTTCAAACGGCAACAAAATAATTATGGGAGTTGAAAAGGATAGATGGGGCAGGCGTATTGCCTATCATCTACTGACAAAACATCCGGGTGATTATTCTTTTTCAGGCATAAATTATGAAATTGTGCCAGCATCCGAAATTCTTCCTGTTTTCAATATGGAGAGAATCGGACAAACATTGGGCGTTCCATGGGCCTATGCTTCAATGCTCATGCTCAATAACATCGGTGCATATACAGATGCGGCAATCATTAATGCACGGGTCGGCGCAAGTAAGATGCAGTCTATCATAATGAGTGAAGGCACGGAATATGAAGGAGACTCAAAAGACGCATACGGCAACATACAGGATGAAGTAGAACCGGGCATGAGGGAAGTGCTTCCGCCAGGCACAACTATTCACGACACAAACCCTGCCTATCCAAATGGCGAATTCTCCGAGTTTAATCGGGCAATGCTAAGAGGCTCATCCGCAGGGCTTCTTATGGCATACAGCTCAATCTCTAATGATTTATCAGATGTGAATTTTTCAAGCATCCGCTCAGGCAAAATTGACGAGCGGGATATATATAAATTTATACAGAAATGGTATATCCGAAAAACTCTCAAAAAGATATATCCGTTATGGCTCGATACTGCTTTGATGGTAGGGGCTATTAAATTTAATTCAGGCAAGACTTTGCCTTATACAAAATTCGATAAATTCAATGCAGCGACATGGCAGCCGAGGGGTTTTGACTGGGTTGCTCCGAAAGATGACATAGAGGCGGATATGATTGCAGTAAATTTCGGATTAAAAACAAGAACGGAAGTAGCAGCGGAAAGAGGGAAAGATTTAAGAGATATTTTTGAGCAACTTAAACGAGAGCAGGAGCTTGCAGATGAATACGGACTTGTCTTTACGACGAGCAAGACGGAGGCGGCAGTAAATGCAGCGAATGATGCTATGCCGCAGAAAAAACAAAAGGGAGGGACAGAGGCATGAAACGATATTGGAAAATCACAAACAAGGCATCAAAAACAGCAGAAATTCTAATCTATGAGCAAATCGGGGAAAGTTTCTTTGCTGAAGGACTCGGCGCAAAACAGTTTGTAGAAGACCTCAAGGCTCTTGGAGATATTGAGAACATAGACATCAGAATCAATTCCCCCGGCGGCTCGGTATTTGAAGGGCTTGCAATTTATAACACGCTCAAGGCTCACAAGGCAAAAAAGACTATTTATATTGACGGTGTGGCTGCGTCAATCGCCTCTGTTATTGCGATGTCAGGGGATAAAGTCATCATGCCGGATAATGCACTCATGATGATTCACGACCCTCATGCCCTTGCTATGGGAGATGCGGAGACAATGAGAAAAATGGCAGATACACTTGACAAAACAGCGGAGAGTCTTGTTTCTATTTACAAGGACAAATGCGGAAAAACCGAAAACGAAATCAGAGAGAAGATGAAGGCAGAGACATGGTTTTCCGCTCAGGAGGCAATAAAATTCGGCATCTGTGATGAATCCACAGAGGCAATGAAAATGGCGGCACACTTCGATTATTCGAAGTTTTTTAATACACCCAAAGTGCTTCTTAATCATGCAGAGGCTAAAGCAGGAGCGATGCACAATGCCGGGGACGGTGTTGTGTGTAATGACGGTGGGAACTCTCAGGCGAATGCAAATAAGAAAACTGCAGGAATAGAAGTTATAACCAATAAGGAGGCAGTCATGAACAAATGTTCACATTGTGGCACAGAGTTGGCGGCAGGTGTTACCTGCAAATGCCAGAGTATCAGCGCAAATGCCAGAAAAGAGCGTGATACGGAAATAAACGAGATTCTGGCAATCGCATCAAAGCATAATGCGATAAACCTTGCACAGAAGCATATCAGCGAGGGAAAGAGCAAGGCAGAGTTTGTAGAGGCTGTCCTTGTAAGTAATTTCAATGCGAAGGAGATTGAAACTCCCGACCCTTTAATCGGTATGAGTGCTAAAGAGAAAAGGCAATATAGTCTTCTCAATGCAATCAGGGGAATGTGGCTACAGAAGGAAGGCGGAAAGCCATTTGATGGCATAGAAAGGGAGGCATCGGATGCGGTTGCGAAAATGACAGGAAAAAAACCGAACGGATTTTTTATCCCTGAAGATATTTTTAATCCAAAAGCAGTAATGCAGACAGGCGATAGCACCAAGGGCGGTTTCGCTGTAGGGACAGATGTTCTTGGTGGCGAGATGATAGAACTGCTCAGGAATAAGACACTCGTTGCCAAACTCGGAGCAAGACAGTTAAGCGGACTGGTCGGCAATATAGCAATTCCTCGTGTAACCGGCGGGGCAGTAGCATATTGGCTGCCTGAGACAGGTGAAGCATCAGCATCAGATCAAGCATTTGGACAGTTGGGCTTAACCCCTCACAGACTTGTCGGAGACACTGCATATACGAAGGAGTTATTGATGCAGTCTTCGATTCCTGTTGAATCATTTATCAGAGATGATTTGATGAGGGTTTTGGCAATCGCCCTTGACCTTGCCGCAATCAACGGCTCAGGCTCAAGCGGACAGCCTACAGGCATTCTTAATGTTACAGGCATCGGTGGTGTAACATTTGGTGCCGCGGCTACATGGGCAAAGATTGTGGATTTCGAAACGCAGGTTGCAGATGCAAGCGCAGATTTTGGCGCTCTTGCATATATCACCACGCCAAGCGTCAGAGGTAAATGGAAGATAGCGACAAAGATTGCATCTTCGCAATATAGCGATTT